GGATCCTGTATGACGGCTATGACTTCGTCGTCATTCAAAATGCGAACCTCGCCACCGTCTATCTTAAAACGAGCGCCCGCATATCGTCCAAATATCACCCAGTCCTTCTCCTTGCACCAGGGGCCATTTGGGAACTTCTCAGTGTCTTTATAAGCCAGTAAACCAACTTTAAGGACATACCCACAGACAGTGGCAACGGATTCTCTTTCGATAACAGCATCGGGCAAAAGAACGCCACCCTCTGTTTTTCCGCGTCCTCTGTACGGAAGAATTAACAAACGCCACCCTGTTGGAGAAGGGAGGCGTTCAAAAGAGCTGCTTTCCAGCTTGGTTGGATCTAAAATACGCTCCTCTGCTTTAATATAGGCGCTCTCAAAGTTTATAGGACTTTCGCCGCTACTAACTTCAGACTTCTCCATGGTTAGTCTGCCTTTTCCAAGATTTCTCTCAATTCCTGTCCTATATAATCCAAAGATTCAATGTTGCCAACCAATTGCTTGTATTCTTCAAGGTCTTTTATAGTGCCCCCAACCAGCATCTCGGCAATACGATCTCGCCGTTCCTTAATGGATTTGAGAAGATGTTCCGCAAGAAGGATCCCGTCCATCGATTATTTCTTAGCACTCATATATGCCGTCATACCCATATAAGCTCCGACAACTCCTGCCTGTCCTATATAGAACAAGCCGAATAAATCTGAAAGAGCCTTTATCCGACCATCTGGGAAAATAGGCAGAAAAACCGCCGCTGTAAATACGATCATGGATATCATGGACATCCACGCCATTCGTCGCTGGGCATCCGACTTCTCATGCCGATCCATGACTTCTGCCAACGCAATCTCTGCATCCGATACAACGCCATCCTTATCGATGTCCAACTTGTTATGCTTACTGTCCTTCTGTAGCTTCTTTTGGGCCATCATCTCATCCTGGGTAAAAAGCTCTTATATCCTTGGACGGTGCAAAAACATTCCGCCAGCCTTGGCCCGCCCCAATGGGGCATGTAATGCCTTCGGGTGTCGTGAAAACAATCGTAAATGTCGCCCCTTCAGAAGACGCAAACACTTCAAAGATCCTGTTGTCACTCAGGAGACCAAAACCGACCAACGTCTCCTGAAATTCTCTAGCTACCTCCGCAACAAAATCCGAATGCTTCATGCAAAACGACTGCCCCTGGACGGCAAACGGCCGTGTGATCAAAAGGACTACCAAAATGAGCCAGAAGGAGGAGTGGAACATCTCTATTTCATCTTCGATAAGGGGTTCTCAAGAGCCTTTCGGATGTTGTCATCCGTCGCCGTTTCCAGATCACTCATCTGCTTCTTCAACCGGTCCTCAAGCGTAGTCATATCGTTTCGAATCTGTTCTCGCCTCGTATCGAACCGGTCCTCTGCCTTGGTCACCATACCACGGACCTTATTTTCATTTTGATCCAAAGTAGTCCTGACGGCGTCCGCAGTGGCCTTGGTGCGCCGTTCCGCTGCATCAACGCTCTTTTCCAAACGCGCCACGTCCTTCTTGAGATCGTTCTTGATGTCGCGTGTGTAATCCGTCGCCTTCGTGACCGAATCCTCGACGGATGCCATCTTCTCCTTGAAGACATCAAGGCGCTTGTCAAAACCGCTGAGATCCGGAGCCACGTACTCCTGAATCTGCTCCTTCATATCCATATAGTCTTTGTAAAACTCAAAACCCGCCCACAGACCACCGCCAATCGTCCCCAACACAGGAAGAATGATAAGGAGTTTACCTCCCGATAGTCTTATTCCTTGATATTCGACTTCTGCCATATCTACCTATACTGGGAGTTGATCATTGCATCATGCTTCGCATTAGAGCCACCAAACAGGATGTATTGCGCGAAGTTGTTGCCGTTAATCGTGGCGTCCGGAATCGTGGTCGTGCTGAAGAACCCAACGGTATCTTTCAGCTTGGTCGTGGCATCAAAGAAGGACTTGCTATTCCCCAGTACCTGCATCACCACCAAGGTTTTAAGCTGATTGCTAGCGTCATAGCGCCCCTTGTCTCCCATACGCTTCATGATTCGCTTGGCGATCTTTTCTTTGACGGCCTTTTTAACAATGACTTTGGGAGCGTCAAGCTCTGAATCTTCTTCTGATTCGGGGTCTGCATCTGGCTGCGTCTCCTCACTTGCAGAAGACGATTCAGGGCTTCCCGTTGTCTCAGGTTCTGGCTCAACTTCCGTCTCCACTTCAGCTTCGATTTCCTGTTCCATTTCAGCCTGCGCCTGCTGTTGTTCTTGCTGTTCTTGCGCAGGAGGTTGAAGATTTGCCTGTTCCGAAGAAGTCGGTCCACCAGCCATGGTTTCCATCGAAGGTGGGGCCATCTCCTGTTCGATCTGAGCTTCCATGTCCTCCATCTCCTGATCCGGAGGTGGTGGGGCCATGTCTACTTCCACGGTCTGAATTGGATTATCCAATATCACATCAGTATTCTGAATGATATTGATTATCTCCGTCTCGATGAAGGTCACCAGATCATAGGTGGCCGTAAGGGCTGGGTTGCTGAACTGCGGTCCGTAGTAGCCGTAGGGGTATCCCGCATCAATTCCAAATAGATCAAAATTCCCCGTTAGGCCGGTATAACTATTTTCGGGGATAGTCTGTGAGTAGCTGTAATTCCGGAGACCCGAGAAGTCCAACTCGACCTCATGCTCGAACTTATGCTGAAGCGCCGAGTTCTCGTCAAACAGCGACAACGTCAGCCGGAAGATGTCCTTGCAATCAAATGACGCCATCGTATCACCAGCGCATGTCGGCACGAACGTATTGGAAGAGTGGGAATTGACATCCATCCCATATGCCAGATCAAATCCCCGGTTGATCTGATTGATGGACATCGCGTCTTCGAGATCAATGGTGGTGGAGTAGGTTCCTCCGGGACCATGCTGGCCCGCTGTGCAGTATTTCCCAGGAGGGCAGCCGCTTCCCGTGCCAACGCTGGTGCCCCCGGATTGAGTGAACTCGCTCATCCCCGGTAGTTGGTTGGGAGAAGTCTCCTGTCCGGTTACGACCTCCTCCGCAAAAGACGGACCTGTCAATAAACAGACCCCAAGGACCGTTGCATACGTGCATACCCCTTTCATCTATTCCGAATACTCCAGATCAGGAGATGGAATCACCTCTTTCTTCTCGAATATCGTGTTCCCTTCCGGTGCGGCCTCTTGATCCTTCTCCCACGCCAGCTTGGCTTCCTTGCCAATCCTACCCTTATACGGACAAGGCGTTCCGGCCATGGTCATCGCATCGAATACCCTTGCATCCTGACAAAGGATCGATATCGCCGCGACCTTCATGCCCATAAAGTAGAGAGACCTCGCCAGCTTTATGCGTTCGCAGTTCTTGTCGATGATAGTGTGGCCGGTGGATATCCCAACGAAACCGGTCTGAGCACCAACGCTCATACCTGTGCGACACACGTCGTTGTTATTGACCACGACGGACGGCGCATTGGCCGTGGGCACCGACTTATCGGTCACCACCGTCGAGCTAATGGTATTGGTCTCCGCCGCAAAGGCATTGAATGAAAACAGCACCCCCAAAACGATAATGAGAACGATACCGAAAACGATGGTCGCAAGAAGTATGAAAAAGCCGTTAAGATCCTTGATATCTTCTTCTTCCATCACTTTTTCTTCACCTCAGGAGGTGGCTTGGGCTTCGGCGCAACCGCTTTTTCGTAATAAATGATGAGTTGCTTCTGCTGATCGATATATCGCTTAATTTCCGCCATATTGAGGGCCAGCGTCTCGTAATCCCTCACACTGATGGCGTAAAACAGAAAAGAACCGGTTTGCCTGATGTATTTGGCCTTAAATCTCTCGAAATTCTGGTCGGTGACCACGAACCACGTAATATTGTGCAGATCTATCGGTTGAGGCCGCGTTTGCGTGGGTATTATACGGTCAACTTCGACAGTTTTGACTTCAAGTCGAGTGAGTTTAGGCCACGAACTGCAACTACTTAACAGTAGGCAGAGCAGAGTCAGACTCAAAACTCTCAAATAGCCGCTTCGTTCCACGATTTATCTTCTTTTCCACCAGATTCGGCTTCTGCTGACTCAATCGTGTCAAATTATGCTTTCGCAACTTGCCAATGAGCTTGTTTTTATAGTCGTGCGCCTTCTGCAACTGCAAGGAAAGGTCCTTGTTGAGCCTGCGGTACTTTCCCGCATCCTCTTTAAGCGTCTCAATCGTCTGGTCCTGGACCTTCTTCGCCGTCTCCAGCTTGGCAGAGTTCTCCGTCAGGATCTGAATGCGGGCCTGGGTGTCCTTATAGTAGTAAAACCCACCGTAAACGACACCGCCAACCAACCCTATGACGATGATCGCCAGATAGAGCTTGATCATCACCTCAGATGACGCCCTTCTCCTTCAGAAAGAAACCCAACCCGCCAATGGCGATGCCGACAAGCGTGACGATGGGCTGACTGATCAAAACACCAATACCAACGACGCCCGCTGCCGCCGCCGCCCAACTGGACGGCTCTTTAACCCTGGAAGTAATCCACTCCATAACCACTCTCCTCAACAGATTTTGAACGAACCGCCGCGCTCGGCTTCACCCATCCCGCGACTTTTTCCAGAGGTGGTCGTACCCTTGGATGCGTCCGGTGTCGATTCCTCTTTTGGCGCGTTATAAGGCACAAAGCCCTGATCCTTGATGACGGAGCCTTTGCGAATTACCCCTACAGAAGCACTTCCTTTCTCGGCCATGATGACCTCCTAACCTTGTTGTTGCTGATTCTGCCGCTGCTTCATCACTTCGCGCTCGCGAGCGGCGTCTATGCGAGCGGCGGCAATATCCTCTGCGGATTGAATCCTGTTTTCACCTAGTTGCGCAGTCTGAGAGGCCTTTTGCCTGTCGAGGTCTAAACGAGCCTGATCTATCTGGTTTTCCGCCGCATCCCGTTGCGCCCTGATCTGCAAGTCCTGCTCCTTGAGCGCGATGAGAGGATCTGGCTCTTCGCCGCCCCCGGAAATCTGCTTGGAAAGATCTTTGACCTCCTGCATACCCTTGGCAATCAGATCCGCGACCATGCTTTCGATCTCCAAAGTCTGCTGCTCGGTTGGAGCCTGTCCCTGTAGCTGCTGCATCATTTGCGCCGCAACCTGCTCCTTGGCCTTCACGGAAACGTGCTCCATGATGTGCTTTTGAAGCTCCACGGCAATCAAAGGCATCTGTTGAACAGTTCCCGCTGACCCAAAAACAAGATGCGCCATAATATGCGCGTCGTGGTTTTGACCCTGGAACACGGCCATGGGAAGGTTTTCCAAAGCTTCCGAGTTCTCGATGGCCGGATCCTTGGGCTCTGGCTCTCCCTCCTCTTGAGGCTTCAAAATGGCGTCTACGTCCTTGATCCCGATGGCCTTGTACATGCGCCGAAAGGCTTCGTACAGGTTATGAAGATCCGGAGCCGACTGGGCCAGTTGCAACTCCGTCTGGGCCAATGTAACGCGTTGCACCATCGAGAAGATGTTGGGATCGGCCACGGGAAGAACGTCCACGCGGTCGTCAAAGTCCTGCGCCTTCACGGTACGCTCGGCACCAACCACGTTATACGGATATTCAGGAGGAAGGGACTGCCCGAAAACAGCGGCCAAAAGGAAGAATTCCTCCTTCTGCGCGTAAAACAGCCGCTTGTGAATGGCGGACATGATCTTCGCGCCCTGCTCCAATAGCGCGATGGTCGTCCCGACAGGCGCTTCCTGGTTGCCGTCGCCAACCTGGAGATTGGAAACCGCTGCAAACCTCTGGCCCGCTTCAACACAGAAACCCATCAACTGGAACAGCGTCTGGTCGGCCCCCTTGTACGGAAGCAGCATCAATGAATCACGGATTACCCCTCCGGGTGCATCGACATCACGAAACTCGCCCGGTGACAACGGATCGTCGTCGTTCCGGATGCGAAGGCCCCGCGCCTTGAACCCGGCAGGCAGATTGGACAGCGTTCCTGCGTCGATAAGCTGTCTCAAAGCCGCCGTCGCCGTGCGGCTGAGACCACCGATCATGTGGATCAGACCAAGGCCATAGAACCCGAAACCCGGCAGGAACTTGAAATGCACGAAATACTGGGTCTTCTTGCGTCCC